GGCGGCGATTTTCCGTTCGCGGCCGAAGTCAACGGCGGCCGGTTGCGCGGCTATCCGATCATTCAGTCGACTTCGGTCACCGCTGGCATGGTCATCCTACTCGACGCCGCTGATTTCTTTTCGGCGACCGGCGACACGCCACGGTTCGACGTGTCCGATCAGGCGGTGATTCATATGGAAGATACGACGCCGCTTGCTATCGGCACGACCGGCTCGCCGAACGTCGTTGCCGCGCCGACGCGCTCGCTGTGGCAGACCGACTGCATCGGCATTCGCATGATCCTCGACATCAATTGGGCCATGCGCAGAACCGGTGTGTTGGCTTGGACGCAAGCGGTCACTTGGTAAACCCTAGAAAGGAAAACACATGGTTGACCCAAATCAGGCAGCAGCCGAATCGGCAGCTAAGGCGGCAGAAGCTGCCAATAAGCGGCGCAAGGATGCGGCGGAAGATTACAAAAAGGACAACGACCGCCGCGCCGAACTCAACAAGAAACAAGCCGAAGTGATGGAAAACTCGCGGCCGACGCCGACGCAGGAAGAAACTGATCTTGCCCGGCTCGGGCTGTTGCATCCCGACGACAAGAGTGCAACCGGCAATCCCGAAATGCCGCCGGTTGCTGAACAGCAAGCCGAAGTCGCCAAGGCCGAACAAGAAAAGGCCAAGCGCGATCAGGCGACAGCCGATGCCGCCAATGCCGAAGCCAAATCGGCGCGCGAGCAATCCGGCTTTGTCAAACCGCAAGCACCGCAAGCACCGCAGCAACGCCAGAAATGAACTTACTACAACGCGCGCTTGCCCTGATCCCGGCGGTTAAATCCGCCGGGAATTTCGCGCCCGGCATTCCCATGCCGCTCGGCGGTTGGTTGCCGTCTGCCGCCAATATGTGGAATTTCTGGCAGTGCGGCTACGACGTGCAGGGGCGCGGCCGTTCGGCCATCGTCGACGCATGCGTGCAAGCCTACGCACAGACCGTCGCCATGTGTCCCGGCACGCATTGGCGCGTGCTCGAGAACGGCGGGCGCGAGCGCGTCAGCACGTCGGCGCTGTCGCGCATTCTGCGCAAGCCAAACGACTATCAGACGATTTCCGATTTCATGCTGAACTTGACGACCGGGCTCGAAACCGACGGCAACGCCTATGCGCTGGCGGTGCGCAACGACCGGTTCGAAATCGAAGCGCTGCATTTGATGGCCCCGGAACGCTGCGGGCCGCGCATCGCGCCCGACGGCTCGCTGTTCTATGCGCTCGGCGGCAATGAAATCGTGGAACGGATATTCGACGACATCGGCGCGCGCGAGGCGCTGTCGGCGGTGCCTGCGCGTAACGTGCTGCACGTCAAGCTGCGCACGCGCTCGAGCAATCCGCTTAAAGGCGAATCCCCAATCATGAGCGCGGCAATGGATGACGCCGCCTCGAACGCGATGATGGCGCAGTCGCTGGCGTTCTATTTGAATTCCGCCAAGCCGTCTGGCATTCTCACGACCGACTTGCCGATGACGGCCGACCAGATCAAGGAATTCCGCGAACATTTCAACAATGTAACAAAGGGACTCGGCGCAGGCGGGGTGCCGATCTTTTCCAACGGCATGAAGTTTCAATCGGTGTCGCCGACATCGCGCGATAGCCAAGTCGTGGAAATCATGGGCTACACCGACAAGCGTATTGCGGCTGTGTTTCGCGTGCCGCAGTCGGTGCTGAACCTTGGCGATCAGGGGCCGCAGGGATCGACCGAAGCGCAAATGCAATGGTGGATCGCGACCGGGCTTGGGTTTGTGTTGAACCATATTGAGGAAGCAATCGGCCGCATTATCGGACTCGTCGGCATGCCGACCGAATATCTCGAATTCGACACCGACGCGCTGTTGCGGTCGCAGTTCAAGGACCGCGTGGAAGCCTACGCGCGCGGCGTTCAGGGCGGCATCTTCGCGCCCAACGATGCGCGTGCTGCGTTCGAACTCGAACGCGATCCCGACGGCGACGATGTGCGCGTACAGCAGCAAGTCGTGCCGTTGAGCTACGGGGCAGAATTGCAACCGCCGACGCCGGGCGCGACGACGCCAGCATTGCCGCCGCCGCCGGACGATCAGGGAGATTCGCAGGATGACAACCAACGGGATTTCGCCCAACTCATCCGCGCGGCCATCGACCGACATTCCCGTGCAGTCGTTTCGTGAGGGGTTGGCCGATGTACTCGGCCTTGAAGTGGCGCAGGCGCGGGCGGAAGTACAGCGCGCGCTTGCCGTGGTGCTGGCCGAAACGCGGGCGACCAATGCCGAATTGCGTGGCGAGGTCGCAACACTGAAAGCGGAAATCAAGACACTGCTGGCAGGAGTCAGAAATGGCGAAAAAGGCGAAACGGGTGCGGCCGGAAAAGACGGTGCGCAAGGCGAGAAGGGTAACGACGGTCGCGACGGCGCGGACGGTGCGCCGGGAAGGTTTCCCATACCTTGTCGATGGGCAAGTGGCATCCACTACCAAAGCGCGGTCGTGACGCACGACGGCTCGACGTGGATTGCACAACGCGACACCGCGCAGGCACCGCCTCACGACGATTGGTTGCCGCTGGCGGTGCGCGGTAACGATGCGCCGGTCGGCGAGGTGCGCGGACTGTACGACCCGGCGGTGACATATCGCAAATTCGATATGGTCAGCAAAGATGGCGCTGAATTTCGCGCCAAATGCGACAACCCCGGACCGTTACCCGGTAGTGACGATTGGATGCAATCCGCCCGGCAGGGCAAACCCGGCAAGCCGGGGCCGCGTGGCGAGGCGGGCGCGGAGGGTAAGCAAGGGCCGCCGGGAAAATCCCCGCGCTGGACGGCACGCGGGTTCAAGCTCATCGACGCCACGTCCGGCGATGAAATTGATCTGCGGCCGTTGTTCGAACACTATCACGCCGATGCTAGCTAGAACGAATTACGCCGACAGGGGTTGGCGAGACAATCTGGCCGCCAGCGGCTCGAGCCTGCCCGGCCGGGTTGGCGATGTCGTCATACCGCCCGATACCACGCCGCCGACCGTCACCATCAACAAGGCGGCCGCGCAATCCGACCCGACGAGCTCGAGCCCGATCCTGTTCGACGTGGTGTTCAGCGAACCGGTCACCGGCTTCACCGCCGCCGATATCAGTTTCACCGGTTCGACTGCGGGCACGCTCGCGGCGTCCATCACCGGCACTGGCCCGACCTACACGGTTTCAGTCACCGGCATGAGCATAACCGGGAATGTCGTTGCCTCGATCCCCGCCGCTGTCGTTATCGACTTGGCGGGCAACCCGAACACCGTTGCAACCTTCACCGACAAGACCGTTGCTTGGGTTCAGCCCGTGGTCGGCACCGATGACGGCAAGATGGACTTTTCGCTGGTATCGCAAAGCGGACTATTCGTTTTGCTCGATGACTTCTGAGGGAGACAATTGAATGTCCATCACGGTCAAAGACGCCAGCGGCGTGACGCAGACGGTCGAAACGCCATCAGCGGTCGGCCAAGCTGCAATGGCCGCGTCAAAGCCTGTCGTCATCGCCTCGAATCAAAGCGCGGTGCCGGTTAGCGGCACGGTCGCCGCTTCGCAATCCGGAACTTGGAATATCGGTGCGATCACGACGCTGCCCGCCGTCGTGGTCAGCGGCACTGTGACTGCGAACGTCGGCACCGGCACGCAGCCCGTCAGCGGCACCGTTGCCGCTACGCAGTCGGGCACCTGGAACGTCGGCAGCATCACGACGCTGCCGGTGCAATTCGGGGCGGGGAACGTAACCGCCACGACGCAGCGCGTCACCATCGACGCGCTTCAAGTCGGCTCGCTCGTCGCTGGCGGCGTTCCTTGTGTATCGGGCGGGTTCGAATATGAAACCGTTGCTGCCAACGTGAGCACCGCACAGATACTAGGGGCAACCGGCGCAGTCGGCGACTACCTCGAGAGTCTGCTCTGCGTTGTGGCAACCGCAACCACATCGCAAGTCTCAATCGCCGACGGCAACGGTTCGGACATCATCGTGCTGCCGAACAACGTAGGCGCGGGCGTTGGCAGCTATCCGATTCCAATTGGCCTCACGTGCGTCAATGCCACGACTCCGGGATGGAAGGTCAA